GGAGCATTAGCATGGATAAATTTGAAGAGTGGTTAAGTAAATGTCCAGTTGAATATGATGAAATACATGAGACAAGTAACAAAGATATACTGACAATTAATTTTCATGGTAAAGATATATACTGGCATTTAATAGGAAAAGAAAAAAAGGAGGAAGAATAATACATGAGTACAGTTGGACCAGCAGATCTTCGTGATTTTTATGATGAAGATAATGAACTAGAAAAAAACTATGAGAAGTTCTACGATTGGTTGAAGACATGTCCTTTTAAATGGACAGAGTCTAGTCACCCAACAAGTGGAATGACTTGTGTAAATTTTGAGTTGACAAAGGAATAGCTATGTTTGTTTTCAGACACCCAAACTATTATAAGCAACTTAAAAAAAATAATTTGACAAAATCAAAAAATTATGATAAGGACTTAGACAATGAAAAAATACAAAATAATACTTCGAGGCATGGGAATATTCGCAACAGGAATAATATCATTCAAAGAAGAACCAACACTAGAACAGGTAGAGAATGAAACTGCTTTATATTTAAATGAAAAATTATTAAAAGTAGAACCAGATAGTTTTCATGCAGACAACAGATATATTCTTACTTATGAATATATAAAACCAGAAAGAGTTTTGCTTTGAATTATAAGCAACAACTTGCAGTTGTAGAGGGACTTTCCGTTTCACCAGATTCACAGGTGAGAATGGATTGTCCCTTTTGTAGTAATAAGCATACATTTGCAGTAGACACTACAGAAAATAAATTAAGTTGGTTTTGTTTTCATGCGTCATGTTCAGCCAGAGGTAAAAAAGAAGGAGAAAAAAATATGGATTATGTAGTTAAAGTTTTTACAGGTAGTAGTAGTTTTTGCAAACAGCAAAATGAATTTGAAATACCAGATAGTTTTCAATCTGTTTTCTCTAATGAAAAAGCTATGAGATATTTACACAAAAATAATTGTTGGGAAGCATGGGCTTGGCATAGAGCAGAAGTTAAATATGATGTTAAACAAGACAGAGTAGTTTTTTTAGTTCGTAATAGACACTCAGATAAAATAGTAGGTGCAGTTGGTAGAGGTTTAAATAAAAATGTTTATCCAAAATGGTTTATGTATGGCAATAAAGATGTACCATTTAAATCTGGTAATTGTAATGATGCAGTTATTGTAGAAGATTGTCCATCAGCTTGTGCTGTTTCAAATGTTTTAACAGGTATTGCTATTATGGGTACAAGTTTAAAAGATACACACAAGAGTCACTTGACACCATACAAAAATTTGTATATATGTCTAGACCGTGACGCAACAACTAAAGCATATGACGTGGCAAAAAATTTACGTTCATCTGGTTTTGAGAATGTAATTGTTAAACCATTGACAGATGATTTAAAATATTATAATACACAACAAATACAGGAGATGTTTTATGGAAAAGAATGAACTAGAGGTAGAGATAGTTAGACTTAAATCTTTGTTAAAGTCTAAAGATTTAGATTTAAAATCAGCTGAAGAAGTTAGACAGAGACATGCAAAACAAATTGCATACTTGCAATCTCAACTTAGAAAAGCAGGTAGTAAAATAAAAGAATATAAAAAGTTAATACATAAATTTGAAAATTTACATTACGAACACAGACCAATAAAAGACTTTGTAGAAAGCGAGGATAGATGATAGAAAAGCAAATGATAAGACTTATGCTTAAAAAAAATTTCTATACACAATATAGAAGTTCAATATCTCCTGCTATATTTTCTGGAGACATAAGTTCTTTATATGAAACAATAACTAAAGCACATGATAAATATGATGCAGATATAAAACTTGATGAGTTATATTCATTACACACAACTGTTTTTAATCCTGCACTTACTAGAGCAGCTAGAGAAAAGTTTAGTGAATTAGTTGAAGATATAAAAGAAGTTGAAGAACCAAGTGAACAGATAGCTAAAGATATAATTAAAGTTTTATCTAACAGAGACTTAGCACAAAAGATTGCAGTTGAAGCTACAGAAATATTTAATGGTAAAGACGCAAACTTTAACAGTATAGTTTCTATGATTGAGAATCATAAACAAGAAGTTGATGAAGATAAAAATCCTGCAGTTACTTCTGATGTAGAAGAAGTGTTAGGATTATTAGACACAACAACTAAATGGCAGTTTAACATTCCTGTGTTAAAGAACAATGTTGGTGGTATAGGTCCAGGAAATCTTATGATAGCATTTGCTAGACCAGAGACTGGTAAGACAGCTTTCTGGGTTAGCTTATGCTCTGGACCAGAAGGCTTTGCATATCAAGGTGCAAAGATTCATGCCTTTATAAACGAAGAACCTGCAGTTCGAACACAGATGAGAGCAATATCTTGTTATTCTGGAATGACAAGAGACGAGGTAAAAGAATTACCTAGTAATGCAAAACAAATGTGGGAAGAAATAAAAAATAATATACATATGTTTGATACAGTTGATTGGTCAATAGATGATATTGATGCTCATTGTGAAAAACATAAACCAGATATTGTTGTTATAGATCAACTTGACAAAATAAATGTTTCTGGTACATATGCAAGAACAGATGAAAAACTTAGAGAAATATATACAAGTGCAAGAGAGATTGCTAAACGAAGAGATTGTGCAGTGATTGCTATATCTCAAGCATCAGCAGACGCACATAATAGAAATAGTATATCATTTGATATGATGGAAAACTCTAAGACAGGTAAGGCAGCTGAAGCTGATTTAATTATTGGTATTGGTAAAAATGAATCTGCAGACCCATCTGATAGAACTAGAACTTTATGTATTAGTAAAAATAAAATTAACGGTTTTCATGGAGAACCACAATGTGTTATAAGAAAGGAAATAAGTAGGTACGAAGGATGATTAGAGTAGTAGACGTAGAGACATCATGGCAAGTTACAGATACGGGTGGCTATGACCCATCACCATTTCACCCAGACAATATACTTGTTAGTGTTGGAATAGATGATAAGTATTTTTTTACAAACCATTCTGAAAGAGTAGACAAAGGTTGTTTTAAAGAGATACAAGATTTGTTAGATGAGACAACTTTATTAGTTGGACACAACATTAAGTTTGATTTAATGTGGTTGTTAGAGGCAGGATTTAAATATGATGGTAAAGTTTATGATACTATGTTAGGGGAGTATATACTTAATAAAGGTATTCGTAAAAGTTTAACATTAGAAATGTGTTGTCGTAGAAGACGTATTGGTTCTAAAGATAGCCAGATAAAAGATTTTACAGACAGAGGTATACCATTTCAAAATATACCACATGATGTTGTTGAAAAGTATGGTAAGATGGACGTAGCTATTACTAGAAGATTATTTGATTCTCAAATGGCAGACTTTAGATTACCAAAAAATAAAGACTTATTAATGACAGCTAAAATGATGAATGAATTTTTAATTGTGTTAGCTGATATGGAACGTAATGGTATTTTTGTAGACTTGAATGAATTAGAAAAAGTTAAAAAAGAATATCAAGCCGAGTTCTTTGCATTAAAACAAAAGATAGACAAGATAGTTTATAAACAAATGGGAGATACAAAAATTAATTTATCTAGCCCAGAACAATTATCTTGGTTAATCTATTCTAAAAAACCAAAAGATAAAAAACATTGGGCAAAAATATTTAATGTAGGTATTGATAAGAATACAGGTAAAGGTAAGAAAAGACCACAGTTTTCTAGAGTTCAATTTAGAGACTTAGTAAAAGAGAATACTGAAATTATTTATAAAACTACAGCTGAACAATGTATTAGTTGTCAAGGTAAAGGTGTAATTAAAAAAATAAAAAAAGATGGAAGTCCATATAAAAATTATACTAAGTGTTCTGAGTGTAATGGTGATGGATATACATATGCACCAATGGCAAAGATTGCAGGATTTAATCAAAGACCTAGAAGTGTTTATGATATAGCTGAAGCAGGTTTTAGAACAGATAGAATAACTTTAAATAAAATTGCATCTGAGGCTGAAGGTGAGTTTAAAGAGTTTATTGATGCAGTAGTTAGACACAATGCAGTAGATACATATCTACATACCTTTGTATCTGGTATTCAAAACTTTACAAATGAAAAAGGTTTGCTACATCCTAAGTTTATGCAAGCAGTTACAGCTACAGGTAGACTTTCAAGTAGAGATCCTAACTTTCAAAACCAACCAAGAGGTATGACTTTTCCAATACGAAAAGTTGTTAAATCTAGATTTAAAGATGGGCAAATTATAGAAGTAGACTTTGCACAACTTGAATTTAGAACTGCTGTTTTCTTATCACAAGATAAACAAGGTATGGAAGATATTAAAAATAATATTGATGTACATAAATATACTGCAGATATTATTGGTGTATCTAGACAAGATGCAAAGGCACATACATTTAAACCTTTGTATGGTGGTACAACTGGTACTGAAGATGAAAAAAGATATTATTCTAAATTTTTAGAAAAATACAAAGATATAAAAAAATGGCATGATAAATTGCAAGATGAAGCCATACGTTATAAAAGAGTAAAACTACCAACTGGTAGAGAATACTCGTTTCCATATGCAGAGAGAACACCTTGGGGTGGTTCAACTTATGGAACACAAATAAAAAATTATCCTGTGCAAGGATTTGCTACAGCTGATATTGTACCATTAGCATGTATACAAATATCTAAATTAATGCAGGCACAGGGTGTAAAAAGTTTGCTTATAAATACAGTGCATGATTCTATTGTTGCTGATGTTCATCCAGGTGAAGCATATAAGATGGGATTAATTTTTAAGCAAGGTACAGAAGATGTAATACCTGCACTTAAGATGTATTACAACATAAACTTTAACGTTCCCCTTGACACTGAGATCAAGATAGGATATAATTGGTTAGATATGGAGGAGGTAGAAATAGTAAGATGAGTGAAATAGAAGCACTAGAAACTCTTGATGAGTTTCATGATGATAGCTATGGTGCATATTTAGAATATGTAGCATTAAAAGATCAATGCGTTGGTGAGCCTAGTATTTTATACTTAAACGAAAAGCATGAGTTTTTTTCTGAGTATGATTATTATGCAAAGACTGATGGCTTAGATGTTAAAATCACAACAGATGAGACTAAAATATGTTAATGTATACTATAATTATTTTGTCGCAGCTACTAAAACTTAGTGTATTAGCTGTATTTTTATTTGCAATAATTAGTTTATTTTTATCTTGACTTTTTTGCAAAAGTATGATATAAGGCTTAACTATAATAAGGAGGACAAATGTCTGATAATAACTTAGTAAATATGCAAGGAATGTCTGATGAGCAAATAATGCAAATCATTGGACAAGATGATGGTTCAAGTGCAGGTACAAATATACCTAGACTTGCTATCAACAGAACACCAGAAGATGATGATGGTAATCAACTTCCAGTAGGTCATTACTACACTTACGATTCTTCAGTGGGTCAAAATGTTTATGGTAAACCTGTAACATTAAGACCATTCATAAGTGCAATGCAATACATGCACTATGATGCTGATAAAGGTGAGTATATAAATAGATCTATAATCTTTAAGAGTTGGAAAGATGAGGCTATTGATATTCTTGGTGGTACAAAATGTGGTAAGATTGCTTACAAAGAAAGAGCAAACCTTACTCCAGAACAACTTGAACAACAAAGAACTATTAGATGTTATAAATTAGTTTATGGTTTATTAACATTTAAAGATGGTAAAACTGCTAATGGCAATGCTCATAATGTAGAAAATTTACCAGTGTTGTATAGAGTTACTGGTACAGCATTCTCACCTGTAAGTGCTGCTTTAGATCAATTGAAAAAAAGAAAAAAACTTATGTTTAATTGTACTTTTTCTCTTGATACTAAGAGACAGAAAAAAGGTGGCAATGTATTTTATGTTCCAGAAATAGCTGTGAATGCAAATGCAAATCTTCAACTATCAGATACTGACATGGAAACATTGAAAGTATTTCAAGAGTCTATTGATGTAGAAAATAAAGAAGTTATTGATCTATACAATACGGCTAAATCAAAAGGGCCAAGTAGTGCTGATAAAGTTGATGCAGAGATTGTAGAGGAACTTGATGATCCTTTACCAGAAAAAGTGCTAGCATCATAATGAACACGATACTTCATAAAGTACAAACGTACTTAGACAAGGTATCGAAAGAACCTGTTGTTATCTCTGAGGAATTGGTAGATGCTTTTGGAGAGAGTTGTAAAGCTATACTCCGAAAACAATTCTCAGAGAAACGACAGACTGAGTTTAAACCTAGAATGTCAAATATAGGTAGACCATTGTGTCAATTACAGATGGAAGCTAAAGGTATTAAAGGTGAAGGTGCACCTTACAGCAATAAAATGAGAAACACCTTTGGTGATTTGATTGAGGCTTTATCTATATTTGTTATGAAATCTGCAGGAGTAGAAGTAAAGAATGAGCAAAAAGAAATTAAATATAAATTTGATAAACACACCATTGAAGGAAAACAAGACGTTGAGATTGATGGAAAAATTTGGGATATCAAAAGTGCATCGCCATATTCGTTTGAAAAAAAGTTTGGAGAAGATGGTGGATTTGAGGCAGTTGTTCAAGATGATTCCTTTGGTTATGCGTCACAAGGATTTTTATATGCTGAAGGACAAAAGAAAGATTTTGGTGGGTGGATAGCTATTAATAAATCTACAGGTGAATGGACTGTTTGTGAAACACCTGCAGTATCTGCACCTTATAAAAGAAATGCATTGACAAATGCAGAAAAAAATGTTAAAGCATTATCTAGTGATAAACCTTTTAAAAGATGTTATGATGCTGTAGATGAAACATTTAGAAGTAAACCTACTGGTAATAAAGTTTTGGGCTTTGTATGTTCATATTGCCCATACAAACTTCCTTGTTGGGGGAGTGGATTGAAGTTGTTACCACAACAACAATCTAAAGGTAAGAACCCTAAATGGGTTTGGTATACCGAAGTCAATAATCCTAAACAGGATGAGGCTAGTGAGTATGGTGGGGAATAGTTTTGAGGGGTCTATTTTCCACCGACTCTATATGATGTTATACTTTGTAGTTTTTAAAAATAAAAAAGATAAAGACTATAGATTGTTTACTAACCAGATATTTGATGATGAAAAGAAAGCAGAGTATTTTGGTAAAACAAGCATGAAAAGAGGATTTGAACATAAAGTATTAGAATATAACAGAGAGAACTTGGATATATATTGGAATGGCTAAAGATAAAAAAGTAAATGTATTAAATTCAATTAAGGTATTAGTTAGCCCTTGGGAAAAAGGATTTACCTGTGGCATTGTAATGGACAGTCGTTCTAAAATGTCAACAGAACAATACGAATTATGCTCTACTATAGCTAGAGGCATGATAAAAATGGCAACTACCGATCCCCATTCTACGTTTCTGTGGGGATTGCGTGGGTTTGCTGATGATAAAAAGAACAACAACGAAAGGAATTTAACTTTAAATTCTGTTGCTCAGTTTGATGATGAGGATAATGTTGTGGACTTTTTAGAATACTTAAAACAGAAACGTGAAAAGGAGTTAAATTAATGGCAACACATGTTGTAATAGGTGACCCTCATTGCACACCTAAAGCAAGCAATGATAGATTTCTGTGGGCAGGTAGGTTAGCCGCAGATGTAGGAGCAACTCATGTTATATGTATGGGTGACTTCTGTAGTATGGATTCTTTATCTTCGTATGATAAAAAGAAAAAATCATTTGAAGGTAGAAGATATCAAAAGGATATGCAACATTCACATGAAGCATTATCTTTATTTAATAAAGGATTAGGTAAACATAAAGCAAAGAAAATTATGTTACATGGAAATCATGAGGATAGGATTGATAGATTTGTAGAGGAGAATCCAGAACTTGATGGTACACTAAAGATTAGTGATCTTAAGTTTAAAGAATATGGTTGGCAGGAGATACCATACAAATCTAACAAGGTGGTTGATGGTATATATTATGCACATCATTTTCCTTCTGGGGTATTAGGTTCAGCTATCTCTGGAGAAAACATAGCAAGAACTTTGTTGACAAAACATAAAGTTTCTGCTACAGTAGGTCATAGTCATTTATTAGATTATGCTACATCTACATTACCTAATGGTAAAAAATTACATGCTTTATCTGCAGGATGTTATTTAAATCATAGAGAACATTTTGCTAGAGATACTCAACACATGTGGTGGACAGGTATTATTGTTAAGAGAAATGTACAAGGTGGTAATTATAATATTGAAACTATAGATTATAATACAATTAGGAGAGAGTATGGCAGACGTTAAACAAGAAATAATGTATAATGGTAATAAGTATGTTCTTGAAGATGAAGATCATTATGTTTATGAAAAACCTATAGATCCTAAAAGAACTTACAAATATGAAAAGGATCACAGTCATGATATGTCTTATGAGAATGAGAAACAACATGACCCTGTAAATTCACCTAATCATTACAAACAAGGTACACGAGAGACTATAGAAGTTATTCGTGATTACATGACTAATGATGAATTTTGTGGTTATTTAAAAGGAAATATAATTAAGTATGTGGGTAGATTCCGTTTTAAAGGAAACCCTTTACAAGATTTACAAAAAGGTCAGTGGTATTTAAATAAACTTATTGAGGAGGTTAAAAGATGGGAGCAGTAAAACAAGCACTTATAGAAGTAGATGACTTTGTATCTGGTTGTATCAGACAAGGTAGGACTTTAAATCAAACAGTAAGAGATGCATTAGAAGAATCTAAGAAAAATAGTAATCCATATTTTACTGATGGTGATTTAATAGAAGATAAATATTATCAATTTAAGGGGAATTACTAATGGGTATACAATTTAGAAAAGCATTAGAAAAAAGATATGAAGCACAAATTGCTGAAGCAAAAGCAACAGCAAATGTATATCTTGAAAAACCTGTAGCTATAGGTGAGCATCCTCAATTTATTGATGAACTTGATAAACTTGTACAGAAAATTGCTACAGCAGAAGAAAACTTAAAAGTCTTGAGAGATCATTTCGATGACACAATACCATTTTAATTAGGAGGACAAATGGCAGAAAGGAAAGAAGAGACCCAACAAAAAGCAGAACCTCGTACATATCTTATAACATCAGAACAACTGATGAATATTATGAGATACTTAATGACACGACCGTATGGTGAAGTCGTAACTTTAATGAACTCACTATCACAACTACCTCAGCTTGATTCAAGAGTCAGTGCTGAGTTTATAAAACAACCACAAGGAGAATCTCATGGTAGAAAAAAATAAGACAGATAAATTTACAGGGATTCTTTTTGAATTAAAGATTGGTTTAAATAGAGAGAATGCTCTTGTAATAGACTATGGTGGAAAGCCTGTAGGTAAAATTAGAGAGGCATTAAAAGGTTATCCATATCATGGTAATCTATGTGCCGCAGTAATAAATCATGCAAACTCAGTAGGGAGAAAACTTGAAGGTGATATTAAAGAACTTATACAAAAAATTTAGGTATTACTTTTGGCATAACTATATTATGGATAAACTAGAAGGTTATGCTAGTAAAATAAGTAACTGGTTTTGGTTAAAGAGATGGAGTGATCGTTCACTTTATCAAAGAGACCAAAAAAAAAGGCACTCCGAATAGTGACGGAATGCCTGTGTTGCCTGGGGGAAGTCTATTAATTTAGGCTTCCTCTTTAATAATCTTGATCTAAAAATTTAAAATCTACATTTTCTTGAAACTTAAAATTAGGTCCTTCATCTCTCATTCTTTTTAATTGATTAATAAATACTTTATTTAATTCTTTCATTGCATCATTTCTGCTTGCACTAAACTTTCTACCCAATTTATTATTATACATATCACCAGATGTAGCCTCTAAATAAGTAGGTATTTTATTTATAGGTGATCTACCTGTAATTAATTGCTTTCCAAATTTAAAAGCATCAATAGCTTCTTTTCCAATACCCATACCTGTAGCAACAACTGATCCTCTCTTATTAGCTTCAATTGCTGACCCTACTGCATGTCTATATGCATCAAGTACACTAGATAATTTAGGTAGATTTGGGTGTATTTCTTTTCTAAAATATTCTAAATTTCCTTTATCATCTCTATCAAATCTATATCCTATTTCTTCTAACATAGTTTGAAATGATGGATCATTATCTGTTGGTTTAGTTCTGTAAGCACTAATATACTCACCCATTCCTAACATTTTTGCTGTTTGTTCTGAAGCACTTGCCATTATTTTAAACCATCCATTTGTAAATCCAAAGGTTTTCTTTTAGGTAATATAGGATTAGTTATTGGATATATTCTTGTTCTATATACCTGTGTAACAAAGTCTGTATAATCTTCACGTTCTGCGTATTTACCCAATCCTTTAAAATGATTTTCAATATCTTTACCTTGTTCAATAGATTTTCTTACATCTTCATATTCATCTTGTGTAGATAATAATTTTATAAATGCACGAATGCTATCTCTAGGTGTATCATACTGTGTAAGTTTAGATCCACCTTGTGTTGGTAAAAACTTTTGATCTCCATAAGGATGAATACCAAAAAAGTTATTAGCTTTCTTAGCTGTAGGTGCACCTTTAAATTCAAGGTTACCTGTTTCTACGGCTGCAATTGTAGCTATTAATTCATTAGGTATTGAATACTCAAAAGAATCTTTGCTGTATTCTTTTTTTACGTCTCTTATTTCACTAAGAAAATTTCTGATCTTATCGTCATCAGCCATTGCACTACCTATTAAAATTAAACTAACAATTCCAAGCCCTAAGTGCTTTATTAATTCTTGAATTAGGGTCATTTGCTGTCTTTGATGAAGTAAGTTTCTTTTTCATACCCTTCATCCTCGCACAAAAAGAGGCACGCCTTTTGTTGCCTACCTTTTTACTAGGTGCTTTTAAATTACCACCAGTTGCACGATTATATGAAGCACGTCCTTTGGCATTTAAACCTCCAGATGGATTCTTACCTTCTTTTCTTTGCCATGCAGGTGTCTTTGCCATTACACTTTCTTCGCTAATTTTTTATTTATTTTTCTTTGTACTGCTTCTGGTAGTTTAGAAAAACCTTTGTGCTTTTTAGCAACACCTTTTTTCTTCATACCATTTTTCATTTTCATACCATTTTTCATTTTCATACCATTCTTTTTCATTCCGTACATTAGCTATATCTCCTATATTGTTTAGTTTTTTTTGCAATTGATTTGGGCTGTTTCACATGCTGTTTGCCCTTTTTTGTTCCTTGGCGTTTTGCTCTTGTCGTTGCCGCATACTCTGCAGATGACATTGCTTTGATTGCTTTTTCTGGTAAATATCTTTCTCCAGTTTCTGAAGATTTCTTTCCAGATTTTGTACGCCACTTTTGTTTTCCCCATGCTTTTAATGATCTTTGACTTTTTGCAAGTGCCATTACGCTGTTCTCCTTTTTCTTAACGATTCCTTACCTTTCTTAAATATGCTTGCCACCTCTTTCTTACCCATAACTTTTGCTCTTTGCTCTCCAACGGTAAGTATCTGGATTTTTCTTGCAAATGGTTTAGATATCTTTTTAACTTTTGCAACAGTCTTACGAGCATCAGTAGGAGTCGCAAACTTAATTCTAACAGTATCTTTAGGATTCTCATCTGTGTAGAGTCTCCTACCAGATCCTTTAGGTTTTTTACCTGTACCCTTTTTTGGATCCGCCACGTTTCATCTCCTTGATGTGTTTCTCAATAATATTACTTTGTTTCTTATGTAAAGCAGATGCTTTCTTTAAAGCCTTTGCAACTTTCTTTATTTTCTTAACCATGTTTGTATTTCTCTCTCCAATAGTTTTTTCTTTCAAGTAGTCTAACTTTATATTCTAAGTCACTAATACCTAAAAGTTTTTTAATAAAAGCTATCATTACTTATATCCTCCTCCAGCTTTCTTATATGCTTTAGCTAAAGCCTGTGCTTTTCTTGCTGACCATTGACCAGCAGCTGTACCGTGAGATGCCTGCGATTTTATTCTCTGGAATATTTTTTTTCTCATTCCAGGTTTAGTATAATTGCCTGCTTTATTTACTGTGCTTTTTTTCTTCGCCATCTTTTAACTCCTTGTATTCGTAGTCATAACTACCCTCCTCATTCTCATCAGTTATCCATTTTGATGTATCTTCCACAGACCATATCCTAGTATTAACTAACCTATGGATGAGAGGTTTGCTTGGATCTGCTGCCATAGAAGGATCAAATATCCTTAGTCTATTGTTGGGTTGAATTGCGTAATTACCATCATCTAATTCTATTACATGTCCACATTTATGTTGGTCTGGTTTTTCTGCATAACCAAAATCTAATTCATTATAGTCACCAGCACACCAATCAATTGTAAATAAATATGTACCTTCTCTTTGTTTTTTTCTTCTAGAAGTATATATCATTTTACAATCTTGTAATTGATAAAATCTAGTAACACTTACATTGTAGCTAAAAGAATCCCATAACATTAATTCATTTAATGGTAGTTCTTTTA